TGGCAGACCTCTATATGGATATAGGTGAAGGTACTGCCTCTTATTTATCACATATGTCTCATAAATTGTCTAGACAACGGATGTTAAACAAGTTATTAGGCGCGGAGAATAAGAAAGCAGGTAAGGCTACTGAGGGTGTTGGCTTCAATGATAGCCCTACTGTGGCTATGAAGAGTATTGTAGACCAAGCCATACTGAACGGAAAGATTAAGAAATCTAAACAGAATGATGTACTTAGATTACTAGACTCTTACCTGAATGCAGGAGAGCATGCTATGAATGCTAAACTACAGGCAGCTAAGAACATATTCTATATGAGTACCCTTGGTCACTTCACATCTACTGTTACACAACTAGGTGACTTAGGTGTTAGTGTTATACTTAATGGTGCTCGTAATACTATAGAAGCAGCCACAGAGAAGATGAAGATCAACCCAACTGATGTAGGCATAGCTTTGGATAGAGTAGCACAGGAAATGGAAAGCTCTACAGGTACAGCTAGAGTATTAAGTAGTATCCTAAAGAATACTGGTTTTAGAATGGTTGATAGGATGGGTAAGACTGTCTTTATTAACAGTGCTCTCAAGAAGATGACTAGGGATGTTACTAGTAAGAAGGGAACGGCTAAACTAGTACAGAAGTATAAGCAAGCGTTTACTGATGATGAGATGAAGGGAGTGGTAGACTCTCTCAAGAAAGGCGAGATCACTGATGATGTTAAGTTCATGTTATATAACGAACTGTCGGATGCTCAGCCTATCTCTATGCTAGAGATGCCTAAGAAGTATTTAGATATGCCTAATGGTAGGATAGTATATATGCTCAAGACATTCACTATTAAACAGATGGATATCCTGAGACGTACTGCGTTAGATAAGATCAAGGATGGTCATGTGGTAGAGGGAACTACCAATCTAGCTAAGTATATGGCAGTAATGACTAGTGCGGGGGCTGGTACAGAGGACATTAAGAACTGGATGAGGGGAAGGGAAGAGGAACCTTTCACTGATAAAATGTGGTCATCTATGTGGAAGTTGTTCGGAACCGGCGATCGTATGATTAATAAAGTAAAACAGGGTAGGTTACTAGAAGCTGGTGGTATGATGGCTATGCCTCCCTTCGCCTTAGCTGATGATATAGGTGAGGATTTCGTGAACCTAGGTAAGTATGCCTTAAGTGATATGGAAGAGGATAATCGTACATTCAAATCAGCTAGACAGATACCTTTTATTGATATGTTTATGTACAACTGGTTCGGCGGGGGTATAGAATTTCTAGTAGAGCAGGAGACTAAGAGAGCTAAACGTCGATCTGCTAAGATAAGAGCTAAAGAAAGGAAGGAGTTGTTAGGTGAGTAATGATATTAAAATAGCAGTCTTGGAGACTAAGTTCGATAACCTTGAACGTACAGTCATAGAACATATGGAGCGCGAGGAAGAGGACAGGGAAGTTCTTATGGGTTTGATCTCTAAACAGAATGAGTCCTTACTAGAATTACGTAGGGAACTCACTCAGTACAGAGGCTTTGTAGGCGGGGTGTTCTGGTTTGGCGGTACTATGTTTGCTTCCGCATTTGCTATTTGGAAGTTTTTCTTTTAGGCTCATAGTCCCTGATCTCTAGGACTATAGTCATTCTTTTAAGCTTCTCTCCCTGAGGAGCATTTGCTGCATTCTCAAATAGAATACTATCAATATCTACATATTTAGAATAGTCCATAAGACTCTCTGCTGTCTCATCTAAGTAAGCCCAACCGTGTACTGTTCTAGTTTTCTTCATTAGTTTCTCCTCTCAGTACCAAAATAAAATCCACACATCATACTATAAAAGTTATAGAGAGGTGCATGTATTACTACTTTTGCTGTGTTGGGGTCTCCGAATTCTTTCCAGACAATTTCGTTAGTGCCTTCAAACCAAAGAAAACCAGGATCCCACATAAGAAAAGATACAGCAACGGGGAAACCAAATAAAGGAGCAATGACAGGCATCCCGAATAGAACAATAGTTGCGAAGGAGAAAGCGAATCTACGTGCTGAATAAGCTTCACTGGTATTAAATTGTCTAGCATTTTGTTTATCTTCGATATCATATTCTCTGTGCCTCGCTAATAGTTTGTCTCTTTCTGCTGATCTGTGCATAACAGACTTGATTAAGAATGAACCAAGCCCAATAACTACATCTAAAAGTATCATGACCTAGGAGCCTGTAACTTCCAGAACTCTCCGGGCTGTGAACTACCCTTCTCTCCGTCCCGTCTGTCTCTCCAGAACAAGACACCTTTCCTGTTAACAAATCGACCTACTACATCAAAGTAGTGATCTCCATATTTAATTATAAACATAATTTACTCCTCAATAAATTTATCACCTAACATACAAACTACTATAATACCATATATACCTTCTTTAAACTTAGGTTCTCCTTTTAATACCTTTTCACAAAACTCTATCTGAAATGTCACCCTCTCGTAGTCTTCAGACGCACATCCTGAGAGTAGAAGTAAGGCTAGTGCTATTAGTGTTATTTTCATATTAGTCTATCCAGTCTTGGTACACTGCTATACCGAATATCATATCTTCGTTATAAGGTTGCTTACCATTCTCGAAGTGTATCATACTACTTACGAGTGCAGCCGTAAATATAGGGTTATTATCGAGGGTAAATACATCATCAGGATCAACGCTAAGCTGATTAGAAACGAACGAAATATAAGGCTCAACATCTGTAGTACTCCATCTCTCTATCACTCCTCTGACTGTGTTGATTCCGTGCTTATGATGATAACTCCTAAGATTATACACCATAGCCCTGATACCATACTCAGGACGTACAAAACAAGCAAACTGTCCATCACATGCTGTCTCCCCTAACCACTTGTAATTAGGACTCTTTATAATATTACCCGGATTGTTATGCCGGATACCTATAGGGGAGTCCATAAGATCCTCTAGTAGTACGTTCTCTTGCAAGGTAGTCTCGAGTTCCTTATACATAGAACTGAGATTCTTTCTCTCTTCTATTAAACCGTCTCGTAGTTCATTCATTCCTTGAGCTTGTGCCATAGCTATTAATCCTACTACAGCTATTATTATATTTTTTATCACTTATTAATTCTCCTTATGCCTTTAATATACACTATAGAGTACATAACACATAGGATAGCTATACCACAAGTACCTGTTCTCCAGCTCTCATATAGCCAGAAGGGTTCAGAGATTAAACCAAGCCAGCAGCCCCAGTACCTAACTAAAGGAGACGGCTCGGTTAAACACCACGCTGCACCAATACCAAGGACTGCTATAACGGCCTGATTTATAAACTCTATCATTTATCCCACCGTAACCTTGAGAATCTAGGATGGCGAAACTTACCTGAAGGTGTTAACTCCATACACAGTACCTCTAAGGTCTGCCCTACTATGTCATCTCTCCAGAACAACTCTCTGTGTGCATCAGTAAGACCTGCACCCACATTACCCATTGGAGTAACGAACGCACCTAGTCTTCCTTTGTTCCTACCTTTACCCTCATTGATACCTATAATAGGCACATCGTAGGTCTCGATAGTCTTAACTTTAATCCATCTATCACCTTGTCTAAGTACTAGTCCCTCATACCCTAGCTCTACAGCTTCTTTAAGTAAGGCTCGGATAGTAGCAGGCGAAGGGTGTGTAACAGCACACCATTGTAATCTCTTATCATTATGTAGATCATAAGCATATGGTAAAGCTACTGGCTCTGCATTATGAGTACGTACTGCTGATACTGTATCTTCCCAGTTGCCTAGGTATATCTCGTAATCTCCATCAGGTATATCTTGTAAGTTATGAAGTGGCTTGTTCTTACGTGATACAGCCACGCCCTCTGTTATGAGGGCACGGACTCCATCTATCTTATAAGTAACTTGCCAAACTCCGGACAGTCCTTTCTCATTCCATAGCTCAGGCTTTATCATTACATCGTTTGAGATACTCACCTAAGTTAGTAATCTCTGCCTTTTGGACTGCTATTTGTACAGCTTGAATAATCTGATAAGAATACTTAGCAGGTACTTCATCTAAGGATCTCATTACATTATTTAGTAACTCTACAGGTACTACTTGTAAAGACTCGTCTACACCTTTAGGTAGTTCGAATGCTACTTCTTTCTTCTTTGACATCTTGTTCTCCTATTATATCTTTAATATCATTAAGCTCTGGGTGACAGAGGTAACTGTGTGCTACTATCTTAGATGCACAGATTAGGTGGCCTACATGAGGCTCACCAGATTCTTCATCTATAAACTCACCGTTCATAATAGCAGTAGCATGACGGAACACACTATCTAGTGCAGTAGATAATACCTGACCCTTAAGCCAGTTACCTAAACCATACTTAGATATACCCATATTCCATACTCTAGCTTCACACTCGTTAACCTCTTTACCTATCATAGTAAGACCTAATCTAGCCTTACCAGTGTTAAACCGTTTAGCTTCTGACATCTTATCTCCTATAATATAACTCACTAAACATAGCTAAGAATGTTTGCTTAGCCTGCTCTGGTGATACAGGACGTATACCGAAGTCCTTAATAGGATGTGTAAGTGAATCTCCTTTAACTACTTGACACCAATCAGCACCCGGCAGTAATTGTCTAGCCTCGTTATACAGGATCTTAGTATCTATAATCTTGACTGCATGAGGTACACCCTCTTGGTCAGAATTATCGTACCACTTAAGACCAAACTTATCTGCTATAACTCGTAGTACACCAGCTTCTAGCTTATCAAAGTTCTGTATCAAAGGCTTATAAGGTTTCCTCATATCTCCCATATAGGCTTCTGCTGCGTCGTGCATTAATCCCCACAATAAGAAGTCTTCTTTAGCTGGACACATATGAGATACATAACCACTGTGCTGTGCTACACTATAATGAAAAGGAAGCTGACCGCCATACCTGCAAGTAAGAGCAAGTCCAGTAGCAATATCGAGGATATTGATGTCCTCAGGCTGTGGATCGAGGAGGTGCAGCGTTCTTCCAGTAAAAGTTGTGCAGTATGCTCTCTCTTTATCCTTTGTGCTAACCCCGGAAAAACATCCAGTCTCCTCTTCTGTATCATTTACCTGCTCCTCCGGCAACTCCGGGATACTTTCTACCTCTGCGTTTAAATTCATATCCTATTAACTCCTTTAATTCTGCATAATCTGATTTCATAGCCCCGTCTTCTTGTAGCCATCTAGCAGCTACTGCGGAGCCATGATCTAAATACAGAGAGGTGAACTTGATTGCTCTCCTCTCATTCTTAGTAGCTATAGAGTGAACTGTAGCTGTCACTATTCCTCCTCATTATACACTATATAGTTTAGTAGGGCTACTCCTGATATAGCTAGCAGTATAGAACCTAGCATATTAATAGGTGCTAGTAGTGCCATACTACATATAATTACAGTGCCCATTAGTACTATGGTGAACCTCATTTAAAGCCTACCTTACGTATTAAATCGGCAGACATGCTTGAAGAGTTCCACTTACCACAATCGACACACTGGTATCTCTTGAATACTCTAGTAAGAGTACGTCTCTCTCCTCGCTTGTGTAGGTTATGACCACCACAGTTAGTACAAACTACTTCTTGTGTGAATAAGTTTCTATTCAGTTTAGATGTCTTCGCAAATGGAGCTAAGATATCATATACTTTCTCTAACAATACAACATCCTGTTTATTATACAAGAACATCTCTCGTACTGCTGAACGCTTACCAGCTAAACAGTCTAACCAAAGTTGATTATTGGTGTGGATTTTACGACCTACACCTAAGAACTCTCCTAAATAATCTAACTTATTAGAGGTGAAAGCAAACTCATTACGTGCTATCTTTAACGTATCTATCTGTACTGGAGGCGGGATGGGTTTTAGCCCATGCTTAATAGCCCGTGCATTAAATTTCTTAATATCAAACCTATCACCGTTGTGAGCTACGATAGCATCGGCCTCTGATAAGACTTTATGCAGAGATTTTACAACATGATAATCATCGGTATGACACTTCTTATACCTAGCCTTGTCTCCTAATAAGCTAGTTCCATAAATTTTATCTTTACCATGCCACTTCCATGCTGCACAGATCATAAACCAATCCTGTAATATATTATCAATAGGGATGATAGGTTTAAAGAGCGAGAACGTAGCAACTACGCTGTGGCTTGTTTCAATATCATATATTAATATTTTAGGGACTCTCGTCGTCGAAGATTTCTTCGTCATTTGGTAATCCTTCTAGTTCTAATTGTTCTTGGTAGCCTAAGGCTGATTCTATGATGATGAGAGCTTCGTCTATCTCCTCTCTAGCACCTACAGTTAACACAAAGTCTGACTCCAGTTCCTCAACAGCATCTAACTCTTCTACTGCGGACTCTAAACCTCGTACTATCTGCGATAATTCTTCTTTCGTAAATGAATACATAATCATAATATTACTTTAGCCAATCTTCTGGCAGAAATGCCTCCTCTCTATTCTTAGTTGGAGCTGGTAATATACGCACAAAGCTTGGTATATCATGAGAGTCGCACCACTTAGTGTAACTAGTCTTACGTAATTTCGTAAGGTAGTCGTCTCTCTGAAATACTATACGGATATCTAAGCCCGGATTAAACTCTTTAACCGCCTTATGTTTCGTTCTGTCCTTCCCAAGGAATCTTCCCTTCGTTTCGATATAGATATCATATTCCGGAAGGTAGAAATCGGGCGTATAGGCGTGCGAACTATACACATTTGTTCCATCGCAGTCAAGGCATACCCCCTTTTCTTTGAGGAAATAGTGAAACGTGTGCTTCTCGTACTCGTATGCAATCTTCTTCTCCTTTAACCATATTTGCATTTGATCTTCAAACCCTGACCTAACACCTTTAGTCTTAAGTAGAGTTGCTCTTTTGTCTCTTCTTTTGCTCAAACTTACTCCCTTTATTAAGGCAAGTCTTGCAAGTATTAGTTCCTTTATCCTTCATAGGGTCTCTAATAGGATCATGATGTATGGTGAATAGATAAGTACCACACTTCCCACAATTAAATTCAGTTATCATTGTGGTTGTACACAGTTAATATACTGAGGTGCTCCATCTATGAACAGGAATACACACACATCTAAGTTCTCATATTGAAGAATTCGTAACTCAGTACGATCATTAGGATAGAATAAATATTCTCTTTCCTTCCCTGTATCAATATCGACGTTATTCTCAAAGCTCATAACAGTTAGTGGAAATAATAGTAGTGTTAATAATAGTGCTTTCATACTGGTGGCTCCCATAGTTCGTCTGGTTTAGATCTCATCCAGAGTAGTTGTCCTAGTTCTTGTAGAATGTTATCTAGTTCTATATAAGTAGGCTCTATCTCCTCTAACTCAGGAGCTAGTGCTTCTATATATACTTCACGTACATAATAATACATGTTGCTCTCATTAGTAACAGTATCAAGACGATTCAGGTACTTAGCTTTGCACATCTCTCCTGTAATATAATACAGGCCGGGAATGTTATCAGTGCCGTCTCCCTTAAGTAGTTGCTTATAGAAGTTACGTGTTGCTGTAAGTTCCTCTACAAAGTATACTTCTTTCTTAACCCAGTTAAAATGCCAACCCGGAACGTTATCTAGATCTTTATCGTTCGTTACTATGCAGGTTTGTGCTGCCTCTTGTTCTACTAGAGGCCATGTCTTCCAGTCCTGCCACTGTATTATAGATACTTCATCATCAGCTTCTTGGTCATCTGCTGCCACAGCTCCGTGATTATCTATTAAATATGTCCTAAGGTCTTGATAGTAGGTAGGCTTAGGTTGTACCCTATTAGCCTTATACCCTTTAATCGTTCCTATTCTATCTCTGAAGTTACTAGCACCAGATAAGAACCCAGTGATACTAGCTTCTGGAAACTTCTGTCGTATATTATTCATTATAGTCTTTAAGTTACCAAGAGCATGTCGTAAGGGTGCTAATTCCACCCGTCTCTCTACGTTGTACAGGTCTTGATCTTTACCTATCCAGTGATTACAATCCTTCTTATATCTGAATGTTTGGATAGGAGGTGCTTCCACCCCCAGATCCAATTGGTAAACATCATACCATGCCTGCTCAGCAGAGAAACCAGCCCGATAGACTAGTCCATCCATATCAATAAGCAGTTGTTTTATCATGGTTAATGTATTCCTCCGTCGTCATCAGGTAAATTAAGGGACGCAGCCAGTATACCATCGAACTCTCCAGTAGCATCCGCTATATCAGTAAAGAAGGCGTTAACCTTCTTATCTAAGTAGCGAGCAGTAGCCAGAGCGTCGATGAGAACTTGTGTTCTGTGCTCTATAACAGAGTGTTCTAGGTGTGTCACCACGTAGATCACGTCTCCTGACTCTTTATCCATCCCTATACTAACATCATATAACCTATTATCTGTTACATAGATTATACTACCGTCGTCCTTGTTATCTACAATCTTAGTCATCAGCGTCTACAGTAGGCGGTGTAAAACTAGACTCACCTTGTACTTTAGCTTCTTCAACCATCCGCAGTGTAGTATCCATTAACATACCCATGAATTGATCTACATGTGTAGCTTTCTTACCACCGAAAGCTGGTAGATCTCCATTAATAAGTAAAGGCATTAACACAGAGATAGCACTATTACGTGCTGCTTGAAACTGAATAACCTTTCCTGTTTCTATATCTCTAGCTTCTTTGTTAGCCCAATAGTCATCACGACTAAGACCGCCACCACTAGAGGTGCTTTGTGCTACAGTTGATGGTGCTGCCTGACCTACTACTTTCGTAAGAGATCCGTAGTTTAGATTCTTGTATTTACCATTCATTGTAATATCGAATGTTACTTCATCACCCACTATAAGGGCTGTACCATCTGCATAATGAGGTGCTACCTTAGTACCACCATACCATTCACCGTCGGACATCATTGTACTGAAAAATCCACCGGCGTTAGGCTTAATTACTTTTACTGTTGCTTGGGTCATTAACTCTCCTATTTTTGTTGTAGAACTTCGTCGAGTTCCTTGTCTTTATCACTTCTTCCGTTCTGTCTTTCTTTCATATGCTGTGTATCAAAGTCTGATACCATGGCTGTGAACAGTATCATAAATACTGTAAAGTAGATCGTTCCTAATAACATAATTACCCTCCCCAATTACGGGAAAACTCGGCCTCTGCTTCCAGTGGCACGTTAAAATCAATACCATATACTTTATCTAAATAAGCATAGGTATCCTCTACAAACGCCTGCGATCCTAGCGTGGCGTAAATCTCTTGTTCATCTGGGTGTACCTCTGCTATCGCAGAATCATGAACAGTGTTAATAAGATAACTCCTGAGCTTCTGACCAGCCATATAGTGCCATAAATACGTAACTCCAACAGGAATAATCTCCGCCGTTGCCAAGTATTGTACCGGCAAATTTCTGACTTTAGTGTGTCCATCTATATATCCTGTTTTACTTTGGTGAATGTAAGGGTAGTACGTAATAAGACCAGTAGGTAGTACGAGCTTCTTAGTTCTTAAAGCTGTCTGCACCCACCGTTCTTGCTCCATAGCGACCCCAGAGTACTTTTCTTTAAACCTACGGTAGTATTCTTCTTGTTCAGGAGTTCCTTTTTCACCGCCATACAATGGTTTAAATGTATCTGCCTTACTCCTATTTCTAAGTTCCTTGCGGATCTTATCGTCTTTCTCCTCCGTAAACTTTTCACCAAATAGCGTGCTTGCCGTAAGGTAATGTACGTCGACGTCATTATCTATGTCCTCCATAGCTGCTACGTCTTGTCCCATAAAAGCCGCAACTCGAAACTCAAGTTGTGCTCCATCTATTTCTCCTATTGTCCATCCTTCATTTCTACTTGAGAACAGGTGTTTATATATTCTCGGAAAATTCTGGAACTGACAACCATATTTTCTCCCCGTACTAGATAGTCTATGTGTCTTGGTAACTGCTTGATTGAACTCGGCATATAAGATTCTATCTTCGTTCTCGGTGCTGCACGCATACAACGGCTTAAGGGTCTTACTGAGTCGCGCATTAAGCTCTCCTTGTCTCTTAAATAAAGCTACACATTCTTTCTGTTTATCTGTTACAGCTATTAAGCAGGCTAATGCATCCTTACCTGTACTTGGTGCTCCTTTAGGCCAGTCCTTATTAGCTTTACCCAAGAAAGGTTTACCATTCTCAGCTACGGGTATCTTAAAACCCATCTGCTTAAAGAAGAACTCTTGCTTCTGCTTAGGACTGTTAGGATTTAGCCCACCAGTAAACTCATCTAACTCAGCCAAGATTATATTATGTTCCTTGGATACAATCTTATACTCTTCTACTACGGCATCCTTGTCGATATGCATACCATGCTGTTCTATATCAGCTAATACTGGTGTGAAGATATTCCTCGTAAATGTTACTGGAAGAAGTCCTTGTTTATTAAGTATCTTTCGCTGTCTGATAAAAATTTCTGCTGTGAGTTTGACGTCTTGGTAACAGTATGACTTAACTGCTGATGACGGTAACTCCGATAAGCAGGTTCCGTTCTTGAGAAACTTGGATACCCAGTCTTTCTTCTTACCGAGACCGTACCTCTTAGCACATGCTTCAAGGGAGACACGCCACTGCCTATTCCCGCCGAGAATATAATCCCCGAGCATAGTATCGTAAGGTAAAACATCGGTGAGAACCAAGCCAGCTCTAGCCAGCCATTGTAACTCGAACTTAGTGTTATGAGCGACAATAAAATCGCAGGCATCAATGTCAGACAAAAGTTCAGCAAGTTCGTATTCATTTCCTACTATCTCCTTCCATCCGAATTTAGGTGACCACCATACTCCCATTAGTATAGTATTGTCAGGGTTCAGAGCACTACCGTAGTCTAAGTTTGTAGTCTCGAAATCTATCACCAAGTAATTATCACTTAGAAAGATGTTTGGATCTAGATCTGTTAGAAAACTAGGAAGTATAATTAGTGCTCATTTTCATAAGGTGGTAAGTTATACTCATATACTCGTAAAGGATGTCCTGTCTTAGGATTATCTAAAGGTTCCCCTACGAACCAGTCTTCACCTTCTTGTTGCATAAATTTATAGATGTTGCCTCCTTGTCTATCAGTCATAAGTACTTTAGCAGTACGAGCTACGTAGGAGTCTCTACCCTCACCACCCATCTCATTATTAGTAAACTCGCGGCGTTTTATATCCTCCATGAATAGGGAATATATTTCAGATTTCATAGCGTTCTGCTGTTCAGTTGTTTCTGGGTTATTAGCTTGTACAGATAGGCTATAGATAATGGAGATACCGCATGTACCCGGAACTAAGGACGTTCTATATTGAACAGAACCTAGCACTTTACCATTACTTCTTCCACCTCTTTTATACTTTTTTATTACCATTCCTTCGCCTGTCGTCATAGTATTCTCCTAAGGTTAACTCATGACTTTGGATATATGAGGGTTAATACTTACTGTAATACTCTCATGTTTTCCAGATATTTTATTTTTAGGTAATGATATTACCCGGTTACCTGAGGCTTCATATGCCTCGTTCATTCCCCACCCTATTAGAACGTCTACATCACCCGGAAAGGTTGTGTTGCTCATGTACACATCCCCTCGTCCCAGATGTAACTTGTTCTCCGCACTATCTCCTGCTTGTGTTAAGGATATAGTTACTATAGGGTTGTTCTTTGTTATCCTTCTTGCTAGCTTAGTAGCCTCTGTTAATTGAGACACATCACCAGTAGAATCTTTAATTACTAACTGCCTAATCTGATCTAATATTAGTAGAGTTGGTTTGTGCTCTTGTATTAGACACTCAATTTCGTGAAAAGTTCCCTTGTTTAGTGAAGAAAATATAATATTATTCCACCCTCTCTCTACTGCTAGCTTATCTGCGTAAGGAGGGTTAGCTAAGATCTCTGCTCTAGTAAGACCAGTCAATCTATTTACTATCCTCATTCTGTATGCATCAGGTGGATCTTCCACACCAACATAGAGTACTCTGTAACCTCCTCTAGCCCATCCTGCCGCATTATTAATAGCGAACAGCGTCTTGCCTGACTCAGGTACTCCCATTAGTCCAATATGGGTGTGTAAAGGCACACCTCCATCCAGTAGATCATTTAGTGCAGATGGGTATACTTTGTATAGGTTCTTAGGAGATAGTCGCTCTGACAGCTCCTCAATAGACCCACCAACTAAAGTACTGCTGTCTTGCCCATCTAAATCCTCAAGAGATAAGGAACTAAACTCTGCGTACTGATCTAATAACCATTGCTTCTCATTGCTATCTGAGTTAGGATTAAGTAGTAATGCTCCTAGTGCTACGCCTATTGTGTTCTTCTTGTGTTCTATTATCTCTTCGCATGCTATTGCTACTGATATATCACTGTTGAACTT